CCATGTCACAGACACGCCAACTTTCATTAGATACTTTCAAGCAAACAGTAGACATGGCAGAGAGCCTTGACTGGATGCGTAAGCGTATTAAACGAGTCTCCCGGACTAACGGCCAAGAGGAGATTGAGGTCTACTGCCACCATTACCCCAAGTCCTGTACAACTAAATGTGAGCGATTACGAAAGTATGCAATTAGAGCTGCAACCAGCGAGGGTCCACGTGGCTCAACTGCTGACTTGCTATATGTAGATGAGTTGCGAGAAATTGACGAAGCCACTTGGGCAGCTGTTACACCAATTACCCGAGCCAGACCCAATGCCCAAGTATTTTGGACATCCAACGCTGGCGATCTCAATAGCAATGTCTTAAACGAACAAAGGCGCAGAGCCTTAACCTTTGACTCACCTCGAATGGGTTATTACGAATACAGCGCCATGCCGGGATCAGATGTTAATGATGAAAAGGCTTGGGCAATGGCTAACCCTGCAATGGGTTACACAATTAGCAAAGAAAACATTAGAGATGCTTCAATCTTTGATACAAAAGATGCTTTCAAAACTGAATCTTTGTGTTTATGGATTGATGCTATTGAAAATCCATTCCCATTAGAAATGTGGAATGCTGGCGAAACAGATGTATCCCTTGAGGATGAACTACCTACATGGATGGCTATAGACCTTAACTTCAATAGAGAAATTGCTTGTTTAGTTACTATCCAAGAGCGCCCAGAGGGTTTAGCAGTATTCCTACATGAATGGAATCGTGAGGGCGGAATAAATGACTTGGAACTTACAGGTGAACTAGCAACACTTGCTCGTAGATACAGGCCTAGAAAATTTGCTTATGATCCAAATACCGCAGGGTACATTGCACCGCGATTAGCACAAGCTGGAATTCAAACTGAACCAACGCCGTGGGCATCAGCAGGTTTTGCCATTAGTTGCGATCAAACACTTAATGCAATGCAACAAGGCAGATTTATTCATCCCGGACAGCCAACACTTCATCAGCATTTAGTCTCATGTGCTAGACGGCCAGCATCAGATGGTGGATGGCGCATTGCTCGTAGAGCTGCTCAAGTCCCAATCACAGCTGCAGTGGCATTAGTAATGGCGGCTGGTCATGCTTGTGCGCCACAACAGAGTGTGAGTATCATTAGTGCTTAAGGTCTACTTGGCAGTACCCCATGTGTGGGCTAGTCACTCCTATCACTAGCCCACACATTCCGACACGCTTACCAGATGCTTGAATGTCACACATTTGTGAGATAATGCAGTATGGGTTTTATTGATTTCTTATTGGGTACTCCAGAACAGAAACCAGACATTGAAGCTCGTGCAGGTATTGCAATCCCGTTTTATCAAGATGCATACTTCACGCCTTTTAACACTTTCCGCGTTGACCGCTCAAGCGCAATGCAAGTACCAGCCGTGGCACGCGCTCGCAACATTATTGCTGGCACTATCGGCACATTAGGCCTTTACTCATACAACGAAATCACAGGCGCTAAGGTCGAGGGTCGCACGATCCTAAGACAACCTGATCCAGCATTGCCGTTATCTGTAACCATGGCTTGGACAGTCGAGGACTTGTTATTCCATGGCCGTTCATTCTGGCAGGTGCTTGAAGTTAGCGCCGAGGATGGTAGGCCAACACAGGCTCGCAGAATTGATCCAACACGCGTTACATTCACAACCGATCTGAACACTCAAGAAATCGTTAACGGTTTTTACATCGAGGGTGGATTACTACCTGCAACTGGCGTTGGATCACTAATCATGTTTAGCGGTATTGACGAGGGCATTCTTAACCGAGGTGGCCGCACTATCTCCACAGCTTTAAAGTTAGAGGAAGCCGTCCAGAGAATGGCCAGTGAGCCAAATCCGACAATGGTTATTAAAAATTCTGGCGTTGACCTACCACCAGAGCAGGTATCTAGCCTGTTGGCACAATGGAAGCAAGCCCGGGCTACTCGCTCAACTGCTTACTTGTCAGGGCCATTGGATGTAACCACTTTTGGTTATGATGCCGGGCAAATGCAGTTAACTGAATCTCGCTTGAACACTGCAGCTGAAATTGCTCGCATGTGCAACATCCCTGCTTGGTACATTAACGCCGAATCTGCTAGCGCAACTTACTCAAACGTAAGCCAAGAGCGCCGTAGCCTTGTTGATTTCTCATTGCGCCCATACATGAGTTGCATCGAGGAAAGACTCACAATGAATGACGTGACCCCACGTGGGCAAGAAGTCAGATTTGATCTTGACGATTACTTGCGTGGCAATCCACTTGAGCAGATTGAAGTATTAACCAAGATGCTTGATGCAGGACTTATCAATGTTGATGAGGCTCGTGAGGAAATGGACTTAGCACCGAGAGGCAATGAAAATGCAAATTAATTTTGACGGTCAGGTATTAGCAGCTGACACAGAGACCCGAACAATCAAGGGACTAGTTGTACCTTTTGCCAAGGTCGGCAACACATCCGCTGGCCCTGTGCGCTTTGAGTTTGGCGCATTTGGTGAAATTGACGCTAGCCAAATTGTTTTGAACATGGAACATGACCGCACACGCCCATTAGGTCGAGGCATTGCAGGATCAGAGGAAGTTACACCAGCAGGTGTATCCATGGCATTCAAGATCGCACCTACTGGCGCTGGCAATGATGCGCTTGTAGAAGCCTCCGAGGGACTACGCCCGGCATTTAGCATTGAAGCCAAAGTCAATGAATACACAATTGAAAAAGGCGTAATGGTTGTTGCATCAGCAGACCTTGAAGCCGTGGCTCATGTTACTAATCCAGCATTCAAGGATGCTCAAATCCTCGATGTAGCCGCTACAGAGGAAACCCCAGAAACCACCGAAGCAGAAACCCCTGCAGAGGAAAACCCACAGGAGATAACAGTGGAAGAAACAACCGCACCAGTGGCTGATGAAGTAACCGCGTCCGCGGTTGTTACAGCAGCTGCACCAGTGGCCTACGTAAAGCCTCGTAGCCCAATCAACAGCCAAGCCTCTTACCTAGAGCACAGCATCAAGGCCAAAATGGGCAACCATGATTCAGCCCAATATGTAATGGCAGCCGATGACTCATTCAGCACAAACCCAGCGTTTACCCCAGTGCAGTATGTAAACACCGTCATTGACAACTCAATTGGCTCACGCCCAGCCATTGATGCAATTGGCTCACGCGCCATCACTGCATCAGGCATGGTTATCAGCCATCCAAAAATCACAACCAACGGAACTGTTGCAGACACCAACGAAGGTGCTGGCCCATCAGAAACCGGAATTGTGTCCTCGTACGTCAACCTAGATGTAAACAAGTTTGCAGGAATGCAGCGCTACTCGGTAGAACTACTAGAGCGTTCATCCCCAGACTTTTTCCAAGCAATGGTTGATAACATGACACGCGCCTACAACAAGGCAACTGACGCAGCTGTAATTGCAGCTCTAACTGCGGGTGGCACACAGGCAACAGCACAGGATGCAGATTCTGATGGCATCATCGGATTCGTATCTAGCCAAGCCCCAGCCGCTTACCTAGCAACTGGCGAATTGCCAAGCGCTTACATTGCTGGCACTGGCCAGTGGTCATTGTTAATGGGTGCAACTGACACAACCGGTCGCCCAATCTACAACGCATACAACCCACAGAACAACGGTGGAGTTGCAGGCCCACAGTCCCTACGCGGAAACGTGCTTGGACTTGACCTTTACGTAGATCCAAACGCAGTTTCAACTGTTATTGATGAGTCAGCATTTATTGTTACTCCATCCGCAGTTGCAATCTACGAAAGCCCAATCCTACGTATGTCAACAAACGTAGTAACCTCTGGCGAAATCGAAACAGCACTTTACGGCTACCTAGCCGTAGGCGTTTTGACCGCTGGCGGTGTTCGTCGCTTTAACCTGACCTAAGTCAGCGTTAGTTAGAAGTGTGGGGGATGCGGCCCTGTGTCCCCCACACACTTACACATAGATAAGGATTTAAGATGCCACTAATCGCACTTAGCGAGTTAAAAGCCGTACTTGGTATTGGTGACATCTATGCTGATGCAATCGTGCAGGCAGTGGCGGACGCAGCCGAAAACATAATCCTGTCTTACCTAATCTTTGATGATGTAGCCATCAACGGCGTTGCGCTAACAAACAATGTTGCTCGCTTTTACTGCTATGACAACACATTCGTAGTCGGTCAAGCTTTGACCGTAAGTGGATGTGGCTCACCTTTTAACGGCTCACGAACTGTATCCAAAGTTGGCGTTGATGAATACGGCGTAACATTCTTTGAGTCAGCAATTACAAATGCCAACATTACTAAGCGCCAAGTTATTCCTAATGGCCGAGCCTTATTGACTAGCCAAGCCACCATGTATGACTCGGGCTACCCAGAAGTAAAAGAGGCAGCCATGGCCGTTGCATGCGACATCTGGATCACTCGTACAGGCACACTAGGCCAGCAAGGGGTTGACTTCCAAAGTCCAGCACCGTACCGCCTAGGGCGCTCAATGCTTACTCGTGTGTCAGGCCTACTTGGCAAGCACTTAGACACCCGAGGCTATCTTGGGTAATTTAGCAACTTATCGTGATGCACTCGCCGCAACTCTTGCAGCTGCCGGGCGAGTAGTTTACGCATATCCAAATGAGAACATAACGCCACCAGCCATTGTGCTTGTGCCGGGATCGCCTTACATTACAGTTGGCGCTATTGGTGGTACTCGTTGCCATGTTCGCTTTGACATTACCTGCATAGTTAATGCAGCTGACAATCGCGCTGCATTAGCCAACCTAGAAACTTTAATCTTTTCAGTAACTGACCTACTAGCCAATAACATCTCGTTTTTAGGTGGATGGTCACAACCCACAGTCCAGCAAATCGGAAACGCCGACATGCTTATCAGCCAACTCAACATAGAGATGGTCACAACCAACTAGAAAGGCAAG